AGATTTCCATTTGATACCCAAAGTTGTACTATGAATTTAAGTTCTTGGGTTTATACCGACGATATGGTTCATCTTATACCCAATATAGATGTAACCAAACAAATAGATGTTTTGGAAAGATTCGGTCATAGCGAATGGAATGTAATAAACTATTCAGTTAGTCAATTAAAAGAAGAAAGAGCATGCTGTAAAGATAGACTATTCGATGTGTTATCATATACTTTTTCTCTTAGAAGATTTACACATTTTTATAAAATCAGTATGGGAATGACTATTACATTAGTTATAGTAAGTTTTATAATTATGTTAATGGCACCAGATAATGTTAGTAGAACAGGAACTTTAGTATTTATACCACTTACTATTTTGGCGTTACAATTAACTTTAACTGGGAAAATTCCAGTGGTTGGTTATTATACCTTAATGGATTACTTCTTTTTATTATGTTTTATTACATCCATGATGTGTTCTATAGAAAGTGGATTAATATATTGTTTGGTGACCACCAAAACTCCCATTTTTTATGATTTTATGAATAGAAAATTTAATTTAGTTTTACCTGATAATGATATAGTTTTAGATGATAATGATATAGTTTTACCTGATAATGCGATAGTTTTAGATGATAATGCTATAGTTTTAGATGATAATTCTATAGTTTTAGATGCTAATGATATAGTTTTAGATAATATAGTTTTAGATGATTTTGACCAAGTAATTGATAATTTAAAAAGTAATATGTATCGTTCAAAAAGTTATACAGAAGGTCTCCGTAATAGAAATCCTAATAAATTAGATGAAAAGATAGAAATTGTAAGTACTAAAAGTTATAGAGAACAATTTTTAGAAGATAATAATATTCAAAAGGTTATTAATTATGATGATAAAAAATTAAGTTTAACAAAAGAACAACTTTTAATAGATAAAATATTAAATAGTAAATTACAGAGTATAGATAATATATATAAAATACTTCTACCAACTATATTTTTTGTTCTATTAATTATAATTATGAGTTATGAAAATTAAACATATTTAAACATTTGAAAATATAAAAAGTAAATGATAAAATTTACATATAGTCTATTTACATCTTGCCTATTTACATCTTGTCTATTTACTTTTGGTGAAGCAATAACCAATGAACAAAATTTATACAACCATTTATTAAATAATAACTCATATGACTCTCGAATAAGACCTGTTAAAAATTTTAATGACCGAGTAAATACCACATTTTCTTTGAAAATAAACAGTTTAGAATTTTTTAAACAACCAGAGGAAAAGATTAAATTCAATGTGGAATTAGATTTATATTGGAAAGATGAATTATTAAATTGGGATCCAAATAAATTTAATGGAGTTAAATCATTAAATATAGACCCTGCCGAAATATGGACACCAGACATAGAACTTTATAATTCTGGTGGATTTCCTGAGGTATGGGCCAAAAATTATAAATCTATTGTTAATTTCAATGGTGATATTTTTCTCACAATACCTGTGCTACTAACATTTTCTTGTTTTTTAGAATTAAAAGACTTCCCATTTGATAAACAAGTATGTAATATGACTTTTGGTTCCTGGAAATTTAGTAAAAATTATTTAGATATTAGAGTAATAAATGAAACTATTGTTAAAAAACCTATAATTAATTATAATAATTTCTACCATAACGAATGGAATATAATTAAGGTTATAGGTATAACCGAAGATATAGAATATAAGTGTTGTCCAGGCGACTATTTCCCCACATCAACTTTAAGTATTGAACTGGAAAGAAAATTTACTAAATATAATATAGTTATTATTATGACTTTATTTTTAACAATTTCATCTATGAATATTCTTCTTTTATCTATGGGAAAATATAGAAGAACTTTTATTTTAGTATTTATCCCATTAACTATTATTTGGGTTCAACTTGATATTGCTAGCAAGAATCCAGTTATAGAATACCCTACGAAAATGGAAAAAATATTAATGACTTGCTATTACGTATGTATATTATGTGCGTTTTATAGCGGTATTCTATTTTGTTTATTAAATAATAAGATAGATTTGGAGCGATTTGGCATTGTTAGTGATATTAATAGGGCATATTTAATAGGTTCTAACAATTTAAACGGTCCTAACAATTTAAACGGTCCTAACAATTTAAACGGTCCTAACAATTTAAACGGTCCTAACAATTTAAACGGTTCCAGAAAAAATATGAAGACAGTTTATTATTACGATGATAATGAAATAGTTGGTAAAAAATATTTAAAGTTTAGAAAAAAAGTGAAAAAAGTAGATAATATAATAAAAATTATGATTAGTTTAGTTTTTATTGTTTCAATTATTACTATAATTTATTCATAATATAATTTATTCATAATATAATTTCTTAAATAAATATAATATTGGTAAATATTAAAGGTTACTATGGATATATCTTGGTATACTTATTTTTCTTGGTGGATTTTTATATGGTTTATTATTTTCAAATTAGGATTAACTAATTTTTCTCCATATTTAATTTATTTTTTTGTAATTTGGTTTATAGCATTAAAATTTATTAAATATATAATAAACTATTACAAAGGAAATATAAAAAAACTAGATATTCTACTTTGTTGGTTTTCTATGGTATTAATTATTGATATTATGCCTTTTTTTTATTTAGACAAAAATGTAAATAAGGAATCTATATTATTTACGGGAATTCTTGGGTTGATTTACTGTTTATTTATGGATAGTAAAAATATTAATATAATTAACCATTATTCTATAGAAAATTATAAAAAATTTGAACAAAAATTTCATTTACATAATTTGTTAAAAAATGTATTTACTACTTAGAAATCTACTATTTCGTCATGTATTTTTGACTATACTTTTTATTTTATTTTTTGACTATACTTTTTTATACTTAGAAATCTACTATTTCGTCAAGTATTAATCTGAAAAACTATCGTCGCTATCATATGTGATAGTAATTTTTGTATCTGGAATATTTGCTATCTGGAGTCTACAAGTTGGACAATTTGGAACACTTATTGTCTGAACTTGTGATTTTACCCAAGGTTGAATACATTCTGTGTGGAATACATGGATACAGTTCAAAAATACCAGTTGTGATTTAGTTTTATCATAATCTTCCAAACAAATAGTATCCAAACAAATGGTACATTCTAAAGACTCTTTTTCTTTCACTTTTTCTTCATTATGATTATATAGGTCATTTATAAAAACTGGGTTCAATTTACTATCTACGATTGGAAAGTTATTAATAAAATTATGTTCTTCTATTTTATCACACGTCATAAAATTAAAGCAATTCTTAATCTTTTTATAGCAATTCTTAATCTTTAAACATAAATTCAATGGGTATCTATTAAAATAAGAAATTATGGGATATACACAACCTTCACCAAAATACATTATAGAAACAATACAAATCGCAAATATTAATGGAGCCATAGGAATTAGTATCAACAAACCTGTGTGTTTATATTTTTTTTCATAATAATCATCGTCGCCATCATCATCTAGAATAGAATCCCCTATATAGGAACCTGGGCCACCACCGCTTAATTCAAACCCGTTGTATCCGCTGCCTCCGCGGTATCCGCTACCACTTAATTCAAAACCACTATATCCGCTACCACTTAATTCAAACCCGTTGTATCCGCTACCACTTAATTCAAAACCGCTGTATCCGCTACCACTTAATTCAAAACCATAATTTGACATTACTATATAGTTATGTTTAGCTTTTAGGTATGTTTATTTATGTATATTAGATTTAGGTATGTTTTCTTTACTTTTTCTTTAGGTATGTTTGCTTTTGCTTTTTCTTTATAGTAAATTCAATTTTTAAAGACTATATTGAATTTACTACAATTCAGAAAAAATATGTTTATATTTTCCATTATAAACTCTACTACCCATTAAATTATCAGTAGTTTTATATCCAATTTTCTCCATAAAAGTTTTTTTTATATAACTTATTTTCTTAATAAATCTAAATTCAGTAATTAATGGATATATTTTATCATTCCAATTCTCAATTGATTTTAATTCAGATTCGTATGTTTTTTGAATAATACCTAAAGTTATATAGTCTTTTTCTACGAAACAAATATAATCACCTTTTTTTAATTTTTTCCATTGTGTCATTAAAGATATTTTTAATCCCCACGAACATTCTTCATCATTAATATTTTTTGATATTATTGTCCTAAAATAATTAATAAAACTTTTATCTGAAACTGGACATAATAAAATGTTATTAACATTATTTGGAACAAAATCTATATTAAAAACTTTTCCTAGGTTTCGTTTTTTTAATTCATTTTTTAAATATTCGAATTTTATACTATTTAAATAATTTAAAGTATTATCACCTAAAGTTATTTTTTCACCTAAAGTTATTTTTTCACCTATTACTGTTTTAATATCAGATAAAGATGTTGATAGTTTATTAATTATATTATCAACAGTTCCCATTTTTAATAAAAATTGTTTTAATTTTGATTCATTATTTTTATTAATAGGTAAAATTATATTCGCTATTTTATTTGGATAATTATTATCTAATCTACATGGTCTTAGTGCCGATTGTACTATTCTAATAGGAGAATTGATCTTCTCTGCAAATAAAACACTATCTAATCCAGGATAATCAAACCCCTCTCCCAAAATTTGTACACTTGTTAATATAGCGAACTCATCTTTTTTAAATTTAGAAATAATTTCGGTTATCTTTTCGTTATCATCACTACCGTTTATTTCGTAATTACCAATTTTTAATTCGGGAGTTTTACCTAAAATATCATTAATAATATTTTGAATAGTCTTAGCATTAATAACCTTATTACAATAAATTAATATTTTTTTACTTAATTTATCTTTAATAGATTTAATAGCTATATACGAAGATATTACTAATTCTGAATTAGTATATTTATTAATAATTTCATTATCTAATATACATTTATCATCCAATATATGTTCGTCATCATTAATAATAATAATATTATAATTAGTTATATATTTATTTTTTATAGACCATTCTATAGTTTTAATATTATTTATTCCATTAAATACCTTACTATCTGTAAAAGAATTATATTTATCATTTTCTTTCTCTAAATTTGGTGTAGCCGTTAAATTGATTCTTTTCTTAAATTTAATTTTTAAAATATTATTAAAAACTTTCTGTTTTTTATCTAATAAATGATGAACTTCGTCCAGAATTACTAAATCAAATTTAATATCCATGGATTCTGTAATTTCCAAAAGAAATTTAGAAGAATGATATGTTGAAATTATTATTTTATATCTATTTTCCCCTAATAAAAATTGTTGCAAATCTCCTCTAGTATATATCCGTTTATCGTTAATATCATTCAAATCTTGCTTTGAATATAATTTAAATATTTCAGTATTTGTAAAAAATAATTTTAATTCATCGCTAAATTGATCCATTAATACCAACGAAGGTACACCTATTAAAATAGTTTTAACATTTAACCTTTTTGATATAGTTAGTGACATTTTTGTTTTACCTAGTCCACAACACCATAATAAATTATAATTAAAATTTTCTGGATATTTTTCAAAAAAGGTTAGCGCTTCTTTTAATGCGTCCTCTTGAAAATCTCTTAAATCGGGACCATTATTTATATGATAATAATGACGTATAATATCATTTGTAAACTCTCCGTTATATAAACCCAATATTTCATTTAAATTTTTACCATCATTAATTTTGTTTGTTAAATCTTTTAGTAAAATATGAGAGAGTGTCATTTATATTTTATTTAAATTCAAAATTTTAATTCAATTTTATTTCTTTTCTTTAAATATAATTTTGATTTTAAATTATCCAATTGTTTAATATAACGTCCTTCATACTCTTTGATACCCAATTGGTCAATATTTTTACTAACTAAATTTTTGTATAAAATTTTAAATTTACATGTATCTGAATCAAATGTAAAAAAATTTGAATCGAATGCTTTATGTAGATTACATGATAACAATATTCCATTAAAAATATCATACTTTGCATCTTCATCTGAATCTTTAAAATTTAAAATATGAGCGGCCTCGCATAAACTATAATCTTTTTTACTTAAAATACAATAATTATCTCTATCAATAATTTTTTCCCTAAAATTTCCCTGACGATCTCTTCTCTTTACCAAATTATATTTAATAATTTCTTCTTGTTTTAATTTATTATTAAATTTTAAATTTAATACAATATTTATTTCATTATTATCAAATTTTTCTAACATATCATATTGTTCATTTTTAATATATAAAAATATTAAGTCTAGATTGTTAAAATCCATTAGTTATTTATCTAACTTAATCTTTAAATATTAATAACAAGTATGGTTAGATTAAACATATATTTAATAATTTTATTCTGGTTAGATTAAACATATAGTTAAAATTGATTTTGAATTCCACACTATTATTAGAATAGATCACAACCGAATCATACACTTCCATGTCTATCATCTTTGTTTACGACGGCCAGGAAATACACGAGGATGGTGTAGACTATTACAAAGATTGGTCCACTAACTACGTTTATTCACACGCACCTAAAGGACATCCAGATAGTTTGTTCGTTGGTAAAGCCAATAAAATTCCCCCATTACAACCTTTTTTGAGGTGTTGGTATTCTCTGGATCTCACCTCAACATTATCCAATGCTCAACAACGGTTAGATATTCAAAAAGATATAACAGATGAAGCATCCTTATTAGCAAAGGATTTAGGGGTTAGACTAGATGAAGCAAGAATCGCTTTGAAAAAAGCAGAAAAGACCTACCCTATGCGGGGATGTGTTTTTCAAATGAAGCAGGATACCTACGATGATTTAGTTAAGAATGAAAAAGAAGCGAAAGTGAAAAAAAACGAGATGGCCAAAGTTCTCGCAGAAATCCAACGCGAATTCGATGAAGTAAGTTTGGATATGTGGATGCGTGAAGAAATTGCTAATAGGACGAAAAACATCGAAGAAACATATAGAACACAATTAAAAGATATCGAAGCAGATGAATGAGCGTCGACCTTGGCGTGAATAAATTTAAACAATAAAAAAGAAAAAGAAGATAAATTCTTTTTTTTCTATACTCTATACTCTACTCTATACTATACTATATACTCTATACTATACTAAACTATACTATACTCTATACTAAAAAAATTGAATTTGAAAATAAGTCCATATCCTTAACATACAATAACCAAATACAATCACTTACAACCAAACATATTTACACTTATTAAACTACCAATCTCCTTACAAAAATGACTTCCAACCAATCACAAACCACAATGACTCTTCGAAGTTCACAAACCACAATGACTTCCACCCAATCACAAACCACCAAAGATGAGAAGTGTGTGAAAGTTCAAGTTCATCCAAAATCGTGGGACAAACATACCCATTATGGACAATGTGGGCAATCCTGTCCGTGTTGTAGAACTGAAGTAGGTGATACTTGGGGTTCTTGTCCAATTTGTAAACCCAAATAAACCATAAAAAAAAGAAAAAGTTAAGTAAAAAATGAGAGTTATTATAGAATATTAACCCGTTGGACATTTAAAATGTTCCTATTTCATATAAAATTAAAATCTAAGTATACATTATAATGAAAGTGTTTATTACTTTCGGTGCAGGAGGACAAAATTATATTGACGCTGGAAAACGTTTGATAAAACAAGCAAAATCAACAGGATATTTTGATAAAATAATATTATACACGGAAAAAGACCTCAAAAATGACAACGAGTTTTGGAATCAGCATTCCATTTTTATTTCCAAAAATAAAAGGGGATATGGTTATTGGATTTGGAAATCGTATATCATTAAAAAAACAATGGAAATTATGAAAGACGGAGATATTTTGTTATATCTTGACTGTGGTTGCGAAATAGGAGACAGTATACAGTTATTAATTCCAAGGTTTTTTAATGATATCGAAAATGATAAAATAATTGGTACAAAGACCAAGAATGAAAAAGAATGGTGTAAAATGGATTTATTATTACATTTTGATATGCAAGATAGCAATTTGATACACACTAGTCAGCACCAAGCAGGAGCTATAATGTTTTATATTTGTGAAAAAACAAAATTTATAGTTGATTTGTGGTATAATACTGGATGTGATTATCACATGATTGATGATTCGCCATCAATAAAAACAAATCTAAATTGTTTCAAAGAACATCGACACGACCAGGCAATTTTTAGCTTGATAACAAAAAAGTATAATATATATTCGAATAAATCCTTATATAACTGTATCTATTATTTAAGAAACAAATCCGGTTTCAGTAAATTGGGTAAAAGTGATTCATAAATACTATAATGGTGATATCACAAACAACAAAAATTATCCACTGTAGCCACTGTAAAGAAATTGTGTAAACACTAAAGTTTATAGTTTTTCAAGGTTTTACGTCTGGTTGAAGGTTTTTCAATAAATTTGGCATGGTTATTGTTGGTTCTTTTTCTAGCATTTTAATAGCATATTTAACATGTATAGACCTTACTTTATATGATCCATATTTACGCTCTTTTCTTGATAGATTCTTGTTATTATTATTTTTATTTTGTATCCATCTTTTTTATTGTTCTATCTGATATTTTGAAACGATTCGCTAGTTCTTTTTGAGTGTATATACCATCGTCATAAAGATCAAGTATCTTTAATTTCAACTCGTGTTCTAAATGAGTCATTATATAATATAAAGGGACATTTTAAATGTCCGACGGGTTAAAACTTTTATTCTGGTTAGATTAAACATATAGTTAAAAATTGAATTTTAATTAATCTTTTTTTCATTAATAGGCGCTAAACACATTTTCATAAAGACAAACAAACAAAGACAAACAAAGACAAACAAACAAAGACAAACAAAGACAAACACAAACAAAGACAAACAAAGACAAACAAAGACACAATGATGAGATTGATTACCAAACCGGAGCAATCTGGGAAAACTTTCGTCATGCTCCAAGAGATGGTTAGGATTGTTCAAACCGAAAATCCAGAAGATCTGCGGAACATCAACATAGTCTTATGTGATAACAATCTACTGCTGGTTCTCCAAACTCTTCATAGGGTTGGTTCAGTTGACCTTTTGGAAAATCATATAGAATTATCTTCCGCTAAGAGGTCTAGTTGTACTAATTTCCGCGAGGTTGTTGATGGAATTATCAATCGTGGAACTCGGAATATCCTTTGTTGTTCCAACCATATCCGGATGAAAGATGTCTCGTCCATTATCCAAACTTTGATTAATTTGGGTATTGGCGGAGTTTACCAATTCAACATTTGGGTAGATGAGGCAGACAAGTGGTTAAAAGGAATTGATACCAATATATGCCCTCTTATTGAGAAATACGGAAACATCAAACTAAATCTCATCACAGCCACACCAAAAAATATTATAAAAAAGTATGGTAAGGTTGAAATCCTTCCATTAGAATGTTCTACCCTTCCCTCATATCACTCTTGGATGGATTCCAACTTCATAACCTATAAAGACCTCTTTAGGACACCGGATTTCGTTGAGAAAGTTCTTAAAGACAATCCAGATGAAATTAAACCAGGAACCAAATGGTTTATTCCGGCAGGTTTTAGAATTGACTCCCATCATTTAGTAAAGGAGTATTGTAAATCTCATGGATTCGTCACGATTATAATCAATGGAGAAGGTCTCAAGATTTATTTTCCAGATGGGAAAATGGAGAAACGATTAAGGGAAGAAATGCCAGATAGACTAATCTATAACATTTACGAAGAATTGAACTTGTCTAGATTTCCATTGGCCATCACAGGATACCTTTGTATTTCTAGGGGGATTACTATCAGTTCACCAGAGTTCCAAATAAGTCACGCGATTATGCCTGCAGGGATGAAAAACGATCAAGAGATTTCCCAAGTTGCCGGAAGGACTAAAGGAAACCAGAAGTTGTGGGATTCTTATCAAAGTCCTAAAATCTACGTTACTGAAAAGTTCCTAGAAAATGCGGCCACAATCGAACGAAAAACACGTGCATTATCAGAAACCGCATTTAAACAAGATATTCGCATCGTTGATATGGATATCTACAATACAGTGGATAAACCATTCAGCTACTATCAACATCCAGTATTTTTCAAGACTTATGAAGAGGCTGTTCGTTATTTGGAAACTCAAGAAGAGCATCTAAAACCAAAAGATTGTGAAAAAATTATTATTAATGCAGAAAAAATGATTGCAAAAAAAAAATGGATTTTAAGAAGAGGGGGATTAGAAACTGGACATTGGATATCAAACTCTTTGATTACCAAGAATGTTATAGAAAGTGGGAAAGTATTATTCTTTACTAAAAAAACTCTGGAAATAACTCCTATTTTTAAGACAGTCGCCCAACCAGATACTCTTAAATATAGGTCGTTTGTGATAATTCCAGTTTATAAGGATAAATTGGCAGGTGCCGAGGAAGTTTCTTTTGTGGTTAGACATACAAAATGGAAATAGACTAATTTAACTATATAACTTTAGATTTAGTATTAAACTTTTTTAGATTTAGATTTTTTTACTTTTTTATTCCTTTTAGATGTAGACTTTTTAGACTTTTTAGTCTTATACTTTTTAGACTTTTTAGTCTTTTTAGACTTATACTTTTTAGTCTTATACTTTTTAGTCTTATACTTTTTAGTCTTATACTTTTTAGACTTATACTTTTTAGACTTATACTTTTTATACTTTTTAGACTTATACTTTTTATATTTGCCTGGACCATTAGAATTAGAATTAGAATTAGAATTTGATTCTGTTTCTATTTTGAATTTTTCCAGTTTATATTTAATAAAATCGGTATTATAGTGTGTTATTATTATTTCTAATAATTCGTTTATGCGTTCAAGTGTAAAATCTTTTAAATCTAAAATAGTAAAATAGTTTGGTATATCTTTAAATGAAAATAGTTTGGTTAAAAATAAACTTGTTTGGGTGCTATCAAAAAGGAATAATTTTTTAAATTCACTGTAATTTGAAAAAAAATAACTCATACTAAAATCCAATGATTGTAAATCATCATTAAAGGTGAGATATAACATTTTAATTTCTTCTTTTTCTTTAATATGTTCTTCTTGTATTTCTTTTTTTTCTTTAATATGTTCTAGTTCTAGAGGTATTTTTTTTTTTAATAAACTACGACTTTCTATAAGATTTATATCAAATATTTTAGGACTTATAAAAGGAATTTTGGTATCTAATATACGAATACTTTCATCAAATTTATATCTAATTAATAATTCTTCGTCGTTTAAATTAGTAATATAACTATCATTATCTTTTAATAAAACTTCTATACCAAAAAAACTATAGACATCATTTGATAAATTATAAACATAATCTATTTTTTTATAACCTATTTTTAATAATAGTTCTTTAATTTCTCGGGCTTCCAATAAAGTAAATCCTAACTTTTTAAAATTTTGTTCTTTAAATTTATGTTTAAAACCTTCAAATTTTGTTATATCAACTTTGTTTTCACCTAAATATTTAATGATTTCCTCTCTAGGAAGACTTTTAAAATGTTTTTCTTTTTCTAAAAAATATATTGTATGATTTGGAAATTCTGGTATTAAATTCATAGTTCCAGATTCCACACCTAGTGTTAATTTTATTAATATTTCATCTATTCCAAATAAGAAATTATCTTTATAAATAATTAAAAATCTCAATAATTTTGAAAATATGTTAATTCTTTCATCGAACATAGTATTCTTTTTTATACCAAAGAAACCAGCACCTATACTATTAGAATAATCTTTATCATTATTATCCCCATATGAAATAATTTTATCTAAATCATTTAATGTTCCAGTTTGTATTTCTAAATCATCCAAAGTAAGTTTATTCTCTAACCCATTTCCATATATTGTATTTTTTAATTTTAGTATATCATTTAGTATCTCCGTAAATAATTTATCCTTTTCGTTAATTGTATATGGTAATACTGATGATGTTGCTGATAATTTACAATCATGAAAATGTGGAAGTATGCTATTTTCCAAACAATTTGTTATAAAACCCCCTTTTCCGGTGTCATAATTATACGTTAAAATCTGTTTATCTGGGCGACTCTCCCAATCTAAAATGATTTTTTCATTTAATGGATTAATATTATATCTAGAATTAACAGAAACAAATAAGTCTACATTTGAATCAAATATTGGAAAAAAACGAATAATAGAACCAAAAGTATTCGCATGTCCTGGATATTTCCCAGTAAATTTAATTGTATCACATTTAAATGATATTAATTCCACATTTTTATATTTATCAGAATCAATAATAATACCTTGTAAATATAAATAAACCAGTTTTTGGACTTTTTTTAAATTATCTAAATTACTTTTTATCGCTTTTTTTACTTTTTTTCTATAACTAGGAGGTTTTTTTAAACTAGGAGGTAAAGGGAATAAATTACTTAAATTATTACTTAAATTATTATAGGCACTTTCCATAGTGTTTAGACCATCCATAGGTTTAAGACCATCAATAAATAATTCATCAACATATAATCTATAAATCCATCCTATGGGCATAGAATGTCTAAAAGTTTCTATACTTTTTATTAATCCTGTAAAATAATTAGGTGTTTTACTAGACATATTTGGTAATTCTGGAATAAAAATACAAGAAGAAATAACTTTTTTATTAGAACCATCAACCATTTTTAATTCGGTAAGGTTAATGAGGTCACCTAAATATTCGTCAAATACTGCTTCCATTTATATTATATATATATTTTTATATATTATTCCATATATATTTTATATATTATTCCATATATATATTTATATATTAATTACCTATTACATATTATTCCATAAAACTAAATCTATTTGATTTCTAATCTTTAACCATAAAGTTTTATCATCTGATTCATAAAATTCTCTAAATCTCTCATACGTTTTCTTTGCAAATGTATTAAAACTGGTTTCATTAATATTATCATAATAACTATCTATTTCAAATCCTTTCTCTTCCAAGAAATCATTAATAGTTTCTTGTTTATTTACAAATTTCCACCCTTTATCTTTATCATAAATTTGTAGAATATCGTCTTTCCTATTTAAAAGTTTTATATTTTTATTTTCTGGGAATTTATCATTAAAATAAATTAATTCCATCATTTTAGGAAACATTCCATAAGGTCCTTTAATCATCTGTTTTTTTACTTCGTCCGTTAGCATTGTTAAATTCTCTTTCCCAAAATTATTAAGTTGAATATTTTGATTTTCTATATTTAGAATTTGATTACTAGAATTATTTATCTTATTAATTTCACTATTATATGTTAAATTTACTCGATTACCCACTTTATCTATTAATTTATTTACTTGAGATTTCAATTCAGCTATTTCTTTTTTATCTAATTCTTTTTCGTGGTCATATTCCTTTTTATTTTTACAATAACTTTTAATATGTCTTTTAAGCGACGGTTTTGATTTATAGGTTTTTAAGCAATATTCGCAAAAATATGTAAAATGTTCCTTTTTGTTCAATTTGTGTTCATTTTTGTTCATTTTGTGTTCATTTTTTTCGCCTTTTTGTTCATTTTTGTTCATTTTGTGTTCATTTTTAGTTAAAACTGACTCGCTTATTAAACTAACTTCTAATTCCCCTTTTTTTATTAGATGTTTTCTGCTTTTTAAGTGTCTTAGGTAGTTGGGTTTGTAAATTGTTAGATAGTTACAACTATTACAATTATAGTCAGGCATTATTATACTTTTATTATATTTTATTTTTTTAAATTAAAATAATCGTTTTCTATTCGTTTTCTAGTCGTTTTCTAGTCGGTTTTAATCGTTTTCTAGTCGTTTTCTATTCGTTTTCTAGTCGTTTTCTAGTCGTTTTTTTTTACTTAATTCAAAAATACATATGATAAGAATATATGGTTTAATAAATTATATAAAAATAAATAAAGAAGGTAAAATTCTAGTCAAAAATCATTTATGTTCATGAACATTTTTTGAATCGGGGGGGGGGAATTCTAAAAATGAAATTTGAAAAAATAAAAACTAAAAAAAATTATTGAATTATATTTATTTATTTTATTTATTTTATTTATTTTATTTATTTTATTTATTTTATATTGATTTATTGATTTTATATAGATTTATTGATTTTATATAGATTTATATATATTTATATAGAATTTATTTGAATAATCCACTAATAGTTGTTTTCATCCTTTCTAGTTCTTTAGTAACACTTGAATTTTCTATTTCAAGTTCCTTATTCCTATTCTTGGTACTTTCTATTTCTTCTTGTAATTTTTCAATATTATCACTTAAAGCCGTTTCAAGAACATCACTAGACTTTTGACCAATTGATTATAAGAATGTATAAATAACTATAAGAATGTATAAATAACTATAAGAATGTATTAAATAACTATAAGAATGTATAAATAACTATAAAATTGATTTGGAAGATAGTGTATTTATTTGATAAATGTTTTTGTTATATAATATGAATGTTGAACATAAAAGTATTAGGTGTAGTTCATTTTATATGTTGCAGCAACTAGAAAACTATAATGATATACAATCTATATTTTGTTATAGGAATCAACTATCTGAGTTACCTGAGTTACCAACAAGTTTAAAATTATTATCTTGTGGTCATAATAATTTAACTCGCCTACCTAAGTTACCAGAAAGTTTAGAAAAATTATATTGTATTAAAAATCTATTAACTGTTTTACCTGAATTACCAAAAGGTTTAAAATATTTGGGATGTTCTCTAAATAAATTAACTCATCTACCTAATTTACCAGAAAGTTTAGAAGACTTATTTTGTTTTGGTAATCAGTTAACTAGTCTCCCAAATTTACCAATTGGTTTAAAAGAAATGGGATGTTCTCAAAATAAATTAACTTATCTACCTAAGTTACCAGATAGTTTAAAAGAAATATTTATCAGCGGTAATCAGTTAACTTTTATTCCTAAGTTACCAGATAGTTTAGTAGAACTAAATTGTAATAATAATAACTTATTAATCCTACCTCATTTACCAGAAAGTTTAATAAAATTAAACTACACATTTAATCCTATTTATAACTACATTAAAAATAATTGTAATGGAGAAATAGATTTACACCATAAAGAAAATAAAATATTTGCTAATAAAATTGGTTCTTGGTTCTTGGAATGTAAATATAAACCAAACTATAAATATTGTAGAGATATTGTTAATAAGGAATATGACGAAGTTTTTAGAAAGAGTATAGAAAAAAATTGATTTTGTAATCATCATTATTAATGATTATAATGGGATTTTTAGCGGTTTTCTATAAAGTGTTAGAATCTCATAAAATAGAAACACTCACAGAAGAAAAAGCACAAGAATATTATGAATGTTCTCTTGATGAAGTTAAAGAAGAAATAATGAAAAATAAACACTATATTAAAGTTAAATTCACTAGACCAAAAACAGTTCTAGATATAGATAACCTAAAGATTTGAGCGGAAGACAATAAATATACAGGAAAATTGGTACATTTAAGTATAATGATTTGGTGTAGAAAAAATAACATACCACAAACCCAACTAACTGAAAATGGACTTTATCGTCCAAACATCAAATTATTCTATAAATTAGCAGAATCAGGCGAAAAAGAAGAAACCGTAGAATGGGTTTTTCCATCTGATATGTATAATCGTAAAATATATGATTATTATAAGCTTTTATAAAAAGCTTGACCAAAAAAGATTTTATAAAAAGCTTGGATTAAAAAAGATTTTATAAAAGTTTAGATTTAAAAAAAGATTAGACTGGGGGTATATTTTCATTTTATATTCAGTCATTTGGTTCTTGTATTTTCAGTTTATATTCATTCATTCGGTTCTTGTATTTCGCGTTTATATTCAGTCATTTGGTTCTTGTATTTTCATTTTATATTCAGTCATTAGGTTCTTGTATTTTCATTTTATATTCATTCATTAGACTATTAGTTTCATCTTTTTGCTTTGTAATTAATGAATCATATTGAATCTTTAAAGTGGTAAATTCCTCATATAAAATTGTTGGGAACTCGCAAGATGGAACCGTTGGTTGATCGGTAATATCAAAAGTGGTATTTGATTTTTCAGAACATTCTGTTCGGATTTTCCGTTTTTCAATATTAAATCTTGTTTGTAGTTGTTCCAGTTTAATAATATATGATTGGGTAATTGTGGCATTTTTTCGAAGAGTTTCCATTGTTTATATTTATTTTATATTTATTTTATATTTATTTTATATTTATATTTATTTTATATTTATATTTATTTTATATTTATTTTATATTTATTTTATATTTATTTTATATTTATATTTATTTTATATTTATATTTATTTTATATTTATTTTATAATTATATTTATTTTATATTTATTTTATATTTATATTTATTTTATAATTATATTTATTTTATATTAAATCAATTTTTATAAAAAAATAATATTATTTAATAATATGACCATAGACTTTAACGAAATTAAGTTATTAAAAAATAAATATATTGGTAAAAAAATTGGTTTCACTTGTAGTAGTTTTGATTTATTACATTGTGGTCACTGTATTATGTTAGAGGATTGTAAAAACCAATGTGAAATTCTTATAGTAGGGTTGCAAACTGATCCAACACTTGATAGGAAATCTAAAAATAAACCAGTCCAAGAATTTGAAGAAAGAAATATAATGATTCATAGTATTAAATATGTAGATGAAGTAATAAAGTATGAAACAGAAGAAGATTTATTAGAATTATTAAAGGAATTAAATCCAGATGTTAGAATAATTGGAACAGATTGGAAGGGGAAACCTTTTACAGGGAATGAATTACCTATAGAAATGTACTGGCATACAAGAGACCATAGTTGGTCTACATCAAATCTTAGAAAGAGAGTTTATGAACAAGAATATGGTTTAAGGAATTTTCCTCTAATATAAATTTATTATTTTATATAAGTAGCTTTTTTAAATTTATTCTTTCTTTATATAAAGAATAATTTATATTACTAATAAATGAACAAAACAAAAAAAAGAGTAAAAGGGAATAATAAAACCAAAAAAAAAATATTACCTTTACAAAATGAATTTATAGATAAATATGAATTTGAATTTAGAAAACTAAAACTACAATATAAAAAAAGTTCAAAAACACCAAAAGATAAAAATTATTTCGAGGAATATTCCACTCAATTACTAATTAAAATTGATGATATAAACATTTTAGGAAATTCCAAATTGAAAAAATCTAGAAAGAGACTAATTAATCTAATTAATTCATCATTAGATTATAGTAAAAATTGAAAAATATTACCTTTACAAAATGAATTTATAGATAATATGTATTTTAATTATTCTTATTGAATTATTTTTTTTTCTAAATGTTTTAACTAATTAGACTTTCCTCCAAAATTCGAGGTAAGCCTCAAAAGAATCTTCGAATGCGCCACCCACTGGATAATGGTATTCTCCTGTTTTGCTTTCATAACTAATGCCCCATGAATCTATAGAATACCCAAACTTATTTTTGTATCCCATTATTTCGGCAATAGCAAAGTTGTAGTCTGGAAAATCACAACCAACAAGTTTGTAATCCAAGTATACATAGTATTCTCCTACATATGAGTCTTCTATAGATTCTTCGTATCCTGGAATGTCTAATTGGTAGTTGTTTATAGTGGATTGACTCATCTGTTCTGCCTGAATTGTTCCATAGTGAGCATTCATAAATGCATCGTCAATATCTATCTTGTCACTTGCCCACTTGAACAAATTTGCAATTGCGTAAATAACTGGAAACGTATCCTCTGACATATCGGGAATTTCACTTTTTTGAAATGCTAGAACTAAGGTCTCAATCCTTGTAATTTCTTCTTCCAAAAGATAGTGTCGAAGAATCGTTTTGATATCTTCTCCGTCTATGGATGAGTCTGGTAATTCAATTCGTGGTTTGAAACAGATAAAGAATGTTTTTACAGGAATACCACCATATCCAATTCGGTGTTTCCATTTTTTAATAATATCTGTCTCTTCTTTATTCCTAATTCCTGTTGCAATGAATTTATCGATAACTTCCTTATCTTCTACACTCGGTTCAACAGTCTTCTTCCAAATATAATGAAGACAATTTTTTCTTTCACCGGGTTCTCCTTCAAAAGTCACTTTCAGTCTTAGTGGAAAATGAGAAGAATTTAGTTCACTGTATGCGTCTTCTTGTCCTCTCATAGTATAATTATATTTTGTAGACATAATATAATTTACTTTTTAAGTTTTATATAAGAACAGTATAAGAAAATCCAGATAAAGACTAATCAGAAGGTATCTATTGGTGTGTTTTGTCTGCTTCGTTTGTTGTTTTGTCTGCTTCGCTTGTTATTTGTCTGCTTGATACTTTGTTATTTGATACTTTGTTATATCAATTGTTATCAGTCTATTTACTATATATAATTTTATATATTTCAATTTTTTTTATATATAGGTTATCTAACCAGAATTAATATTCCACACTATTAAGTAATAGTAAATTTATACAATATTTTGTATCTTTGGATAATTCATTAGATTATAGTAAAAATTGAAAAATATATATTATATATATATGAGCAACTCTAAAAAAAAAATGGTTATGTATCCAAAAGTAAACACATCGAATACTGGAAGCACAACTGGCAAGAAAACGGCATCGGGTAGTAAGACAAATGTGTCAGTTGGCAAGAAAACGACATCGGGTAGTAAGAAAAAGGCATCGGGTAGTAAGAAAAAGGCATCGGGTAGTAAGAAAAAGGCATCGGGTAGTAAGAAAAATGAAACTTTAGAAGGCAGTGCTGATTTAACTACTGACGAAATTTTAATTGAGCTAACTCAAGATAAGATTATTCATCCTGAACCAATAGCAATAATTACTATGGGAATTCCAGGTAGTGGTAAATCTACAGTAGTTAAAAAAATTATTAAAGAAAATCTACATAAAATTATACCAAGAGGTGCTGGTAATTATGATTTTAATGAATTCGTTAATTGTAATCCTGATGAGATTTTGCGCTATATTACAGAAGAGGATACTAAATTAAAATTGGGTATAGCAGCTAGAAAGAACGCGTCTATATTAAAAAAAATAAGAGAAGCAGATGAAAAATTAAGTATTATTTATGATGGAACTGGTTCTAATTTACCAGCATATAAAGGCACTATTAATAAATTCCACGAAAATAACTATAAAACTATTTTGATATACGTAAAAACAAATCTACTTATAGCAAAAAATAGAGTAAAAAAAAGAAGTAGAAAAGTATCACCTACAGATATTCAACGAATATATAATTCATTGGAAGAACCTATTACCAAAAAGGGTTCTACAAAGAAAAATAATAATATAAAAAAGTTTGATTTATATAAAGAAATGGTTCTATCAAATGGGGGTTCATATGTAGTTGTAGATAATACATTTAAGGGTGCCATAGTAGAGAGTAATATTGAAGGATTAACTATATAAGTATTTTAGGGATTTATTCATTATCTAGACCCAATTTCAATAGTTCGAGTTCTTCTTCATCCAGACCAACTATAGATAGCATATCAGAAATAATATTATCTGATTTAAAAATAAATTTGATTGTCTTTATGAAAATTGCTGGATTATTATAGAAAACCATATAGATATTTTTGGTTAAATCTTGAAGTTCCCAATACAAATTTCTTTTTTCAAATGAGAGCATATTTATATTTTCAATAGTTTTTTCATATTTTTCTTCTCGATATTTAATATACTTTTCAACAATTTTTTTTAGTTTATTTTGTAGGATATCATTAATTGCTTCTTCTTTTGTTATTGGAACTAAAATAGGATTTTCTTGTAGACAGAAGTCTGGATCTACAAAATGTACCAATCCTTTTAAATAAATTCCTTTTTGGGCAACTCTTAATTTATAACGCCAAATTCTTTCTTTGATTAATTCGCTAGCATCCCAACTATCTATAACCATTCCATTTTTTAGCGTATATTCCACCAATTCACCACAATCATCATGTCCTGTAACATCAGAGGAAACTACCTCAAATTCTTTTTTAATACATTTTATTCTATATTTATAATCTTTGGTCAATTGGTTAGAAGTCATATTTGCTTTGCTTTTGTTTGCTGGTCTTTTGTTTGCTTTTCTTTGTTTGTTTGCTTTTCTTTGCTTTGCTTGTTTGCTTTTCTTTGTTTGTTTTATTTGTTTGATTTGTTTGCTTATGTTTGATTTGCTTTTCTTTGTTTGCTTTTCTTTGTTTGTTTGCTTTGTTTGTTTGTTTTCTTTGTTTTCTTTGTTTGCTTTGTTTTGTGTGAGATTGATATGTGTTTATTTGTTTCAATCCAATTAGTATATAAATAAATAATTAAATCAATTTTTATATATATAGGTAATCTAACCAGAAATATATATATTAACTTGGGAACTATATATATCTTGGTGTAATTTTATATAATTTTTATTCCAAGGTGTAATTTCTAATATTTTTTCTGTAATTATAGGATAATTGTTTGCTTTATTAAAAATTAAATCAGATAAACTATCCATAATAATACAATCTAATTTCGATCTATCATATTCTTCTAATTTTATTTCTATCAACTTTTGATAATATAGTGGGAATGTTTCAAATTTTGAATAAGGAAGTAATCCCATAATAATTAATTTTTTTATTTTTGTTAGTGATATTTCAAATAATGTTTTCATAATTATTTTATTAACAATAATTATCTTTAATAATAGTATAATGGCAACTAAACCAAATACTTCTTCGCCACTTAAAGAACCCTCGCCAAGATCAAGACGACCTAGTAGAACTACAAGTTCTCCATTAGCAAGAACAAAACGCAGTAGAACTACAAGTTCACCATCAGGAAATAGAAGCAGTAGAACTACAAGTTCTCCATTAGCAAGAACAAAACTCAGTAGAACTACAAGTTCACCATCAGCAAGACCTAGTAGAACTACAAGTTCACCATCAAGAAATAGAAGCAGTAGAAATAGAAGCAGTAGAACTACAAGTTCACCATCAGCAAGACCTAGTAGAACTACAAGTTCACCATCAGCAAGACCTAGTAGAACTACAAGTTCACCATCAGGAAATAGAAGCAGTAGAACTACAAGTTCAAGAAGTCTTTCACTACCTAATCTAATTTTACAGAGAAAAGTTCTAAAAAAAGGGGACTTATTTGTAAAATCGTTTGGAAGAGGATTATGTACAAATATGTTAGACTATCATACCAAACAAGGAGAGCATGGAATTCCTAGAAGACAAGCAACTAATAATACAGAGATTAACACTAAGGGATCTGTTAGTAAAATAATTAGACAATCGTGTATTCAAGATACTTTTAATTATTTAATGCCATTAAAAGAAGCTCAGCGAGCACTCGACTATTATATACCTACTATGGATGGTGTAAATAGAACTGGTAAATGGAAAACTAACGCCATAAATGATTCCTCATTATTATGTATAAAATTAAATGAAAATATTGATATTATAGAAGTAAATTCTTTGACTGATGAAAATTTGAAAAAAATTATAATAAAATTTTTATCTACACCTAATAGGAAACAACAAGAACATAAATTTAGGTCTCAAATGTTAAAATATTTTAAAACTTTTAAAACAGGTAATTTTTTTAATGATGATTTCACGAATTTTATAATTTCAGAGTATCCAGAAAGTTGGAGTTTACCTAATATGCCTTCTACCTCTATGTCACCTTCAAATTCGTCACCTTCTACCACTAGGTCACCTTCAAATTCGTCACCTTCATCTTTTTCACCAGAGTATATTATATCCAAGGTCTTATTTATTTTATTTAAATTTATTTTTGGGATAAATATGACTGTTTTGGAACAGGTTAAATTTTTAGAAAATATTATAAAATTTTGTAATCTACCTAAAACAAAATATGAAGAAAAAAAATGGACGTATGGTTGGTCTTTGTCGTCCAAACTAGGAAATAATACAGATTTTAGATCGTGGGCGTCATTATTTAAGACTACGCCTAAAAATGTTAATTTAAAAGGGCAACGATGTTCATATAATGGTTTTGACCAATTATTTTGTTTTGTATTATGCCAAATTGACGAATATGGTTATAACTATGTAGATAATGTTGAAGAGATATTTCCAGATTCTGGTAATGAGATTGCTTTATTTACCAATAATTATGTATCTAAATCATTGGGTAATAAAAATATATATTCTTGCGAATTATCATATATACATAGGAAAAATGAATTATATAAACATTCGAAAGATATTCCTAAAAATACAATTGATAAGTTTAAAGAAATTATAAAAATAGCCACCTTTTCAAAGGCTAAAAAATCAAAAAGACGTAAAACACAATCTAAAAGAATGGGTAATGCCGAAAAAAGAGATATAGTAGAAATAGATTTATTTTAGTAAAGGAATATTCTATATTTTCCATAAGGTAAATCTTTTTCTTTAACTTTTTCCTTTCTTCCATATAACTTAGTATTGGTTTATCAATTATTATATTTTTTCTGGTTAGATTACCTATATATATTAAAATTGATTTAATTATTTATTTATATACTAATTGGATTGAAACAAATAAACACATATCAATCTCACACAAACTCTCGCCATAAACAAACGAAACAAACGAAACAAACAAGACAAACAAACAAGAAACAAGACAAAGCAAACAAACGAAACAAACAAGACAAACAAACAAGACAAACAAACAAGACAAACCCAAAATGTCTAATACAGACGACGGCCACCATGAACTTATTATAAATATCCTTAGGATTGTTAATCTCTCCTACGAAACCGGTATTGATACCAATAATATTGTAAATGAATTATACAAGCGGTGGGTGCCGGTTTTTGATGAGGTTTTTACATTAACCGAAATGAATGATAAAGATTTTATCCACCAGCATCCATGCGGTTCTTCGGACTACCATAATCATTCTAAGTGCCATAAATGGTTTATTAGACCCAAAGGATTGGAACATCTTGCCAAAGAAGACGCGCGCAAGTTTGAAAGAGAAAAAATTGAAGCCAAACGCCAATTACAAGAACAAGCGGAAAATAATGCTATGTATTGCAAAAAAAATGAGTAATAAGATGACTTATTTAGAGAGTAGTGAAAATATTGTAAATAAATTTTTTATTACCTTAATATTAGTTCCAATACACATTAGTTCCAATTACACATCTATTTGTAATATTTTCTTTATCCATAATATTTTTTTCTTATCATAAGGAACCTGTTAGTGGATTTTTTGTTTTATACTATACCTTTCAAAATAATTTTATAGAATAGTATAGTCAATACGACTAACAACTCGCTGAATGACTATCTCCCTTTTCGACACCCATTAGTCACATAACAACCACCAAATCGCAAATCTTTACCATTCGATTTCTTACAATAATAATTATTTTGAGTGAATGTGATATGTTAAATAAAAATAAGTTAATAATAATTAAATTTTAATAATTATATTAGTGCTTATCAGTTACATCTACTAATATCTTTATTAAAATCAAAAGCACCAAGAAACATATAACCCTTACAAATTACGTTTGACGTATTCCATCCTCCAATATATTGCTTAAATTTATGAGCATAACAAAACATATAACTCATTTTAGTTACGTTTGACGTATTCCATCCTCCAATATCCTGATTAAACTTTTTAGACCCACAAAACATAAAACCCATATTAGTTACATTTGAAGTATCCCAACATCCTATATCTTGATTAAATTCTTTAGCATTATAAAACATAAAACGCATATCAGTAACATTTGAAGTATCCCAATTTCCAATATCTTGATTAAAATTATGAGCTTGCCAAAACATCCTATTCATATCAGTTACATTTGAAGTATTCCAGTTACTAATATCTTTATTAAAATTATTCGCATAACAAAACATATAACTCATTTTAGTTACGTTTGAAGTATTCCATTTACTAATATCTTGATTAAAATTATTAGCAGCACGAAACAGCTCTCTCATATCAGTTACATTTGAAGTATCCCAGAGACTAATATCTTTATTAAAATCAGTAGCACCATAAAACATACAACTCATATTATTTACATTTGAAGTATTCCATTTACTAATATCTTGATTAAAATTATTAGCAGCACGAAACAGCTCTCTCATATCAGTTACATTTGAAGTATCCCAATTTCCAATATCTTGATTAAACTCTCTCGCACCAAAAAACATACAACTCATATCAGTAACATTTGAAGTATCCCAACCTCCGATATCTTCATTAAATTCATCAGCACTATAAAACATATTACTCATATCAGTAACCTTTGAAGTATCCCATAGACTAATATGACCGTATTTTGTTTTTGCTTTAGATTCGTTGGTTAACCAGAGTTTAACTGCTTTATGTAATTCTTCTGAATCATTCATAGGATAAAATACAGATCTCATAATTTGATTATAAATGAACGGTTCATATGAGAGGATATTACTTAATAGTCCTCTTAAAGCATCATTGGTATGAGTTGAGTGTTTACAAACGCTCATATGTTAAATAAAAAATAAGTTAATAATCAATTTTATATTTGATAATGTAATTATATTAGTTACTTACTTATAATTCACGTTTGAAGCATCCCCAATTACTAATATAATATTGATTAAAATTAGTAGCATCATAAAACATATATCTCATATCAGTTACTTTTGAAGTATCCCATCCGCCTATATCTTGATTAAAATTATTAGCATTATAAAACATATAACTCATATCAGTTACTTTTGAAGTATCCCATTCTCCAATATATTGATTAAACTCTTTCGCACCATAAAACATCCAACTCATATCAGTAACATTTGAAGTATTCCATTTACTAATATCTTTATTAAAATCAGTAGCACCATAAAACATATCACTCATATCAGTAACTTTTGAAGTATTCCATAGACTAATATCTCCATTAAATTTATTATCATTACAAAACATCTGCCACATATTAGATACATTTGAAGTATTCCAATTTCCAATAGGTTGATTAAAATTAGTAGCATTACCAAACATACTACACATATTCGTTACGTTTGAAGTATTCCATTTACTAATATCTTGATTAAAATTAGTAGCATTACCAAACATACAACTCATCTCAGTTATACTTGAAGTATCCCATCCTCCAATATCTTGATTAAACTCTTTAGCAAACTCAAATATCCTACTCATATCAGTTACTTTTGAAGTATCCCAACTTCCAATATCGCCATTAAACTTATGAGCACCACAAAACATCCATCCCATATCAGTTACATTTGAAGTATCCCAATGTCCTATATCTTGATTAAAATTATGAGAATCACAAAACATACCAACCATATTAGTTACTTCTGAAGTATTCCATTTTCCAATATCTTGATTAAACTTTGTAGCAAAATCAAACATCCTACGCATATCAGTTACATTTGAAGTATCCCAATTTCCAATATCTCCATTAAATTTATTAGCATAATAAAACATCCTACTCATATCATTAACTTTTGAAGTATCCCATTTACCAATATCTCCATTAAAATTAGTAGCACCATAAAACATCAAACTCATATCAGTAACCTTTGAAGTATCCCATAGACTAATATGACCGTATTTTGTTTTTGCTTTAGATTCGTTGTTTATCCATAGTTTAACCGCTTCTCGTAATTCTTCTGAATCATTCATCTGATAAAATACAGATCTCATAATTTGATTATAAATGAACGGTTCATATGACAGAATCTTATGTAATAGTCCTCTTAACGCATCTATGGTATGAGTTGAGTGTTTACAAACGCTCATATGTTAAATAAAAAATAAGTTTATAATAATAATCAATTTTTATATTTGATAATGTAATTATATTAGTTACTTACTTATAATTCACGTTTGAAGTTTCTCCCTCCAATAAACATACCATACATTTGAAGTATCCCAATTCCCAATATCTTCATTAAAATAACTAACATTCTATTATTCTATTATTCTACCCCCCCGCCACACTTTGAGTTACTTTCACAAAGCTTACCTTTTTCACCAAATATACTCACAATATCAGTAGGAGATTTGTTAGTTATTAATTTAGAGATTGTAGAT